TCACACCTTGATTTTATTTATTTCTACGAATAATTTATTGATGATCGTATCAGTATAAGTATCAAAAGTAATATCTTTCATTTTGTGGCCAAGAATTCTTTTTCTACTAAAAACATCAACATTATTTAATTGACATAAAGTAGTAAATGTAACTCTTGTATCATGCATGGTATGATTCATGTTTAATTCTTTCATATATGGATTGAAACTAGCATCTTTAAAAATACTATATGTATTATCAATAATTCTTTTTCTTTTCTTTAGCAGCAATTCAATTACAAAAGGTTTAATAAAATCATGGATTGGAACAACTCTGTTTCTTCCTGCATCTGTTTTTAAGCCGGTAAAGAAATAAGATACTTTTCTTTCAACACCATCATCATTACAAACTTCATCAATATGAATGTCTTTTCTATTGATATTAAGTAATTCATTTGCTCGTAGGCCACTAAAAATATAAATGAGTATAATTTTAGCCATGTCGGTATTTTCTTCTTTCAAACGCTTAATTTCATCATATGAGAAGGCATAATGCTTTTTACTTTCTTCATTCTTACCACAATTAATAAACTCAGTATAATCATCATCACGATTAATATGTTGATGAATGACTGCGTATTTGAAAATCTTGATACAAAGTACTTTCATATGATTTTTTGTTCCTGAACCACATTTATCATTATCAAAAATAAATTGTAAATCTTGCAAATCGATATCATTTATTTTTCTATTATATATTTGTTTGAAATGTTTGATCCATGAATTATATCCAGCTTTTGCTGATTTTGATAGTAAAGAAAATTCTTCTTCATTTAAAATATCAAAGATTTCTTTAAATGTTGGTATGTTATCTCTTTTGGATTGTATTTTGTTGTATAAGTCATTATTCAATTCTTTAGCTTCATTCTTTGTTATTTCTCTATTAGAAGTCATATGATAAAGAGATAGAGCATTTAAAGCTTCTAGTTCAGTTTCAAAAGTACCAATGGTTACTTGTTTCTTTCTACCAGTTAGTAAGTCCCTATCATTGCTTAAAACCCTTGCACAGTAGGGCTTTCTTCTCTTTCCTGATAACTTAACTACTGTTCCTGAATTATTAGGTCTACGCTTATATGTTGTTTTTCTAGCCATAATAAAAACACGTCCTTTCATTTTAATTTGCCTTGAACGTGCTCTATGTGGTAAAATTGAGTACGTAAAAGGACTTTTGGTATGGTTCTTTTTATTAAGGTATTGGTAGTACCTTATTTTTACTCTCCTGTTGGTAGCGGGGGAGTTTTTTATGTTATATTTTTAATTTTTATTGAAGAATTAAATTTTTCTGGATGCCATATAGTTTTTGCATTGTCAGTTAATTCGTCGTTTATCATACAGAAACAATCTATCATTATCTCTTGCTTGTGTGGAAACATATGCTTATTGTTGTATTCAAATTCAATATAAATATTCACTTTTTCAGCAATTGAAAGTTGATTTGTATATTTTTTATTTATAGGAACATTCAAATTTATTTCTGCTTTGCATTGCCTAGGAATAGTAGATACCAATAAATCACCATCATCAAGATTTAATAATTTTAATTTTTCTTTTTTATCACAATATAATACTTCTAAATAGATATATTTTAATTTTAAATTAAATACTTCTGTTGAATATTTGTTATAAGCAAATAATTGTACATTAAGAAAAGTATCTTGAAAATCACAATCATAGTTGTACTTTTTTATATCAACTGTAGTAAACTTATCGAATTTTTCTTTTTTTCCTTCGGTATCATTATTAGGTATATAGCTTAGTTCAAATAATGGGAATGGGAATTCTTGTTTATCTAATATTTCCATTTGTTTTTTATCATTGCTTTGACGCTCTTGTTTTTCATAATTAATTGTCCACCAAACACCGCCCAAAGTTAAAGCTCCACCAGTAAGTCCACTTATGATAGTTCCATAATAATTTAAAAATAGTGTAGCATCTTCTTTAGAAAATATTCCAATAGGAGATTGTATAAATGGAAGGATAGGGATTACTATATAAATAATAATTGCTAAGATACCGGTTAGTTTTGGGTGTTTTTTAATCCAATAAAATATATTAGTGTTATTTTTATCCATGTTCATTCCTCCTTTGCTAGTTATGGTTAGATTGATTTTAAAAATCTATTTTTTAAAATATTGAAGTATTTTTCTTTATCAAAGAAATCATTGAAATATAATTCGTTAATCATTGATTCAAACAGCTGTTTACTGCAATAGTTTAATGGAAGAGGATAAAAAGTGTAGACTTCATCAATCATTCCTGGTTCAAAGTATTTTTGATAGTGAATAATTTGTTCTATTATTCCTGGAGCAAATGTGAATATTATGTTACACATTTTTTCTAACTCTTCTTTATCTCTGAATTTTATAAACTCTCTATCACAAGATAATGAAAAAACTCCACTTGTATCTAAATAAAATACAGCTAATAAGAATTGTAAAGATTGCTTATATTTCTTTTCTTTTCCAAGTAACTCAGACATGCAATAAATTGTAGATGCTAGAGCTTCAAATTCTTTATCGTAATAATTATCAAGTTTTCTTTTATCTAAAATACCCCATGCTACATCAAAGAAACTGCCTTTAAAAGGTAAAGATTTTTTTACTTTAATATATTCATCTAATTGTATTTGCCAACGGAGACCATAAGAATGATAATCTATTAAATCTTGATTTTCTTTTAATAATTTTTTTCCTTTTTCAGTTAGAACTAAAATAGATTTATCATTGATTAAGAACTTAAGAGTTTCTTCTGGCACATTATCTTTCAATCTTGATATTAAATTATCTTTATTACCAGAAACAGGTAATTTGTAAGAATGTAAAATTTCTTTCAAATCAACAATTCTTAATTTCTTTAATGTATCATCTATAGAACCAGGTTCTAAATATCCCTGAGTAACTAATTTTTTATGAAAAATACTAGGATTAGTTATTTTGAAATCATAAAAAAGATATCGTGGATATTTATCGTTGTCTCTAATTGGACTGCCATTGTAATTACGCAAAAAAACAACTTTCCTATATAAGTTTATATAATCTTGTTTTATTGGTTTTTGCTCATTGTAATTTGAAACAGTTTTATTAGGAATGGTATTTACAATGTTATGTTGTATAGGTTGAGTAGGTGGAACTACTTTAGGCTTGATGAATTTTTTGTCATCGAAAATATCAAAAAAAGATTTACATATATCATATAACCAACAAACAAAGAAACCACCAAATGTAAATAAATAAAATATTCCTCTTTTATAATTCTTTTGAATGAACCAATGTACTCCAAAACTTCCTGTAAATAGTGTTATGAAGAACATTAAAATTCTATTTTCTTTGATAGAAAGATCCATAAGTTAATCCTCCCAATCAAAATCTTTAATAACTTTCTTTAATTTACCAAGACACATAAAATTGTCTTTTAATGGGTCAACTATTATAGGTTCAAATTCGCTATTCATTGGTTGCAACATAATGATTCCATTAAGTTCTTTGTATTTTTTACATGTGGCCACATTATCTTCATCACAAAAACATCCAATAACTCCATCATCAATTTGACTTGTTCTTTCAAAAATCAATAGATCACCATCATTAATACCAGCATCTTTCATACTTTCTCCTTTAGCATATTGGGCAAAGTATTCAGAACGAGGATTTAATCCTTTACTAGGTACAGGTATCATATCAATGATATTTTCATCTACAAATCCGCCATTTCCACAACAGATAGCTTCGTAGAGGGGAACACGTGTAAAATCAACATTAGCAGATTTATACATATCTTCATCCAAATCTAATAGAGTTAAAGGGCTAATATTTAAGGCTTTGGAAAGTAAGGCAATTTTATCTCTACCCATATTTTCAATCATTCCATTTTCCCATTTTCTAACTGTACTTTTTCCAACACCAACAAGATTTCCTAAATCTTCAAGAGTTAAATTAAGTTCTTTTCGTTTATTTTTTATTAAGTTACCAACATTCATTATTTATCACTTCCTTATTATCTATAATTATATTAATACTTATGTGTCTTTTTTGCAACATTGAAATACAAAAAGGATAAAAAGTGTCATAAAGTGCTTTACAATTTATTGTAATGTGGTAATATATAAGTGTCCTAAATGACACGAAAGGAGTGGTGGAATGAACTTGATAGCATTAAGGCAAAAGATGATTGAAAAAAATAAATCAAATAAAGAGTTAGCTTTTGAGCTAGGAATTAGTAGAAGTGCTATGCAAAGAAAGCTATCTGGTAAGACACAATTTTCTCAAAGTGAACTTAAAGTTTTGATTTCTATTTTGCAATTGTCTAAAGCTGAAATATTATATATTTTTTTTGATGATAAAGTGTCCTAAAAGACACAGTGTGATTTTTAAAAAATAGGAGGGATAGGATGCAAGAACAAAAATGTGAAAGAGTAGACAATGTTGAGGAAAGAACATTGTTAGTTGTAACTGTTTTAAGAGGCAAAGGAACTAAAGAAGATGTGTGTAGACTTGTAGAGCTTTACTACGAAAAAGATAGAGAGGGGAACTATCATTTTCTATTTGATAAAGATCCTCGAAAAGAAAAAGAGCAAATTTAATTACTCTTTCTTAGCTTTGGCTTTTTCATCAGATATTGCAATTATGTCACCGTAAAGCAATTCGGTTTCATGACGTTCTACATACCAATCGTTCATAAGTTTTTCAATTACTTTAAGAAGTTTTTCTGCTTCACCTGGATCAATATCAACTATTACATTTATATTTTTTTCCATGTGAGCACCAATATTACCAACTTTTCTTATTCCATCAAGAACTTTCCATTGCATTACTGGAATTTTATGTTCAAGTTGGTCAATTTCTTTAAATAGTGTAGATGGTTTGATTTCCCAAAAGTCTCTAATCATTCCTTGTAAGCAACGTCTTGATAAAGTTGCTGATGCTTTAGGGCTTAAACTAACGATAGAGTATGCTTCTTCATAATCTTGTCTGATAGCTTTTGGAATGTAATCAGGAAACTGTTTTGCTAAAGTATTAGGTCTTATATTAACTAAATTTGTTTTCACTTTAGAACCAGTTCCTTGTGCACGAATGGTGTATTCATGACAATGTGGACATTTAAAAATACCAAGAGTTATTTCACTATCTTTAGGTGGAAAATAGTTTTGCCATGGAAATTCAAATGATGGCCTAATTTCTACAAAAGTTGAATCGTTAAGTTCAGCGATATGGTTGCAGTAAGGACATAAAAAATCATTTGCCATATGTTTCACCTCACTTTCTAATTAAATTTCGATATTGTCGTACCGATAACTTAATTATAAAGAAAGAGATGAAAGATGTCGAAAACAATTAAATAAATTACTGATCATCCAGGAATCAATCTCTAGCAAAGCCTATTTTATTAGATTCCTAAAGTTGATGATCATAGAAACACCAAATTAATAACAAAATTCTTTTTAATACAATACGTGAAGTTTTCATTTTGTAATAGAGGTTGGTTCCTTGATGGTCAGTAGTAGGAAGGAGAAAATTTATGGAATGGATATTAAGTATTTCAATACTAGTTAATTTCTTACTTGTTATAGGTTGTATCTGTTTAGCAAGAGATCGTAACTGGTATAGAAAAAGCTGGTATGAATTAGCAAATCGTTTAGTTCAAAAAAGAAGGGAAGGTACAAAAACATGAAACTATCAACAAGAGGATTAGTAACGATTATCGTTGCATGTTGTTTTGTTGCTGATTGTTTAGTTATTTTAGTTAGAACATTACTTTGAAAGGAGGTAAAGAAATATGGGAAAGCCTGTAAAAATTCCTTGGTATGGTGATAGTGAGTACGCTAAAAGTATTATCAATGAAATGAATCAAACATTATTTAAAGATACTGATCTAAAAGCAAAGCTCTTTACAAAGACAGTAGGCAAAGGACTTCTAGAATGTGAAGAATACTACATTGTTATTACAAGGGGTGATGATCATGAATGATGAATTCAATATTTCAATTGAAGAAGTAATGAAGATAACTCACAAAAGCAGGGAGTTCATAATCAATGCTATCCAACAAGGTACATTTCCTGGAAGTGTTGATGCTTCAGGGAAGAGAAGAAATGTACATATTCCTAGAAAAGCATTTGAGGATTATATGAATCATTTCAATAAAAGTCCTAGCGAAGAGTTGATTATTGCATTGCTTAATTCTTTAAATGAAAAAAGTGCCCTTATAAAGGACACACAACATAACCAACCAAATTATAAATAAAATCAGGAGGATTTGCAATATGAGATTAACTCAAAAAGCGCAGGTTACATTGTTTGGTGCTTGTGTAGCAAGTTTAATCTTTGCAGGAACTGGTTATGCTCAAGCTAAATCAGTAGAAGCAAAGTATGAAGAACAAAGTAAACAAATTGAGTTGTACAAGAATGAACTCAATGATATGCAAGGTCAGCTTCAAGAATATACAAAGTACAAAGCAATGTACGAGTGTATTGCAGTTGAAAAGGACCAACTACAAAAAGAAGTTGAAGAGCTTTCTAAATGAAAAGCTCTAGGGGTCTTTAGAATTACCGCATATTGGTACGGAGAAGATGAGTATGGAGATCTAACCGCTACAGGAGTTAGAGCTCAAGTCAATCATACAATCGCTGTAGACCCTAAAATAATCCTATATGGAAGTGAAATCATGATTGATGGCCAAATTTACGTGGCTGAAGATTGTGGAGGAGCAGTTAAAAATAATGTCATTGACGTATGGGTGGAACATCAAAGTAACAGCTTTGGTGTCAAGTACAAAGAAATATACATCAAGAGGGAGAAATAAAAATGGATAAGTTTCTAGAAAGTATTATTCAAGATGAAGATGACAATCTTGCCCTTGAAATGAATGCAGGATTAGGAAGTAGCGGAAGTGATTTCTTAAGTGAAGCATACGGTATTTCAGAAAAGAAAGTAAAGGATATTTATAAATCGGCAGTAAATGAGTTCGAAAAATGTACAAATACATTAAAAGAGCTTATTGAAAATAAAATTGAAGAAATGAATAAAGGGGAAAGTAAAGATGTCAGTGAAGATTAATGCATTAGAGTTAGAAAACGTTAAAAGAATCAAAGCAGTTAAAATAGATCCAACACAAAATGGTCTAACAATCATTGGTGGAGATAACAACCAAGGTAAAACTTCGGTATTAGATAGCATTGCTTGGGCATTAGGTGGAGATAGAAATAAACCTAGCAACGCTGCAAGAGAAGGTTCAACAGTTCCACCTTTATTAAAAGTTACATTGAGCAATGGAATCATTGTTGAAAGAAAAGGAAAGAACAGTTCCTTAAAAGTTACTGATCCATCAGGTAAAAAAGCTGGCCAAACATTATTGGATTCATTCATTGAACAGTTAGCACTTAATTTGCCTGCATTTATGAATAAATCCAATAAAGAAAAGGCAAATGTATTGCTAAATATCATTGGTGTTGGAGATCAATTGGCTGTATTTAATCACAAAGAAAATGAGCTTTATCAAGAAAGATTAACTGTAGGACGTATTGCTGACCAAAAAGCAAAATTTGCTAAAGAACAATTGTTTTATGAAGGAGTTCCTGCAGACATAATCAGTCCTCAAGAATTGATTAATCAGCAACAAGCTATTCTTGCCAAAAATGGTGAGAACCAAAGAAAAAGAGAAAAGGTTACTCAATATGAGTATCAAGTTAAGACATTAACTGATGAAGTAGCTCGTCTTGAACAAATGCTTCAACAAAAAAATGAAGAGTTAAATAAGGCAACTTACGATTTAAGCATGGCCAAGACAGATGCATTGGATTTACAAGACCAATCAACTGATGAATTAGAAAAGAACTTGGCCGAAATTGAAGAAGTCAATCGCAAAATTAGAGCTAATTTAGATAAAGAAAAAGCTGAAGAAGAAGCTAAAGGTTACAAAGCTCAATATGATAATTTATCACTTCAAATTGATGAAGTTCGTAAACAAAAATATGATCTATTGAACAATGCTGATTTACCACTACCTGAATTAAGTATTGATGATAATGAATTAACTTATAAAGGTAAAAAATGGGACAGTATGAGTGGCAGTGACCAATTAAGAGTTTCTACTGCTATTGTTCGTAAATTAAATCCTGATTGCGGTTTTGTCTTATTAGACAAGCTAGAACAAATGGATCTAAAAACTTTAACAGAGTTCAATGCATGGCTTGAACAAGAAGGATTGCAAGCTATTGCTACAAGAGTTTCTACTGGTGATGAATGTTCAGTTATTATCGAAGACGGATATGTTAAAGAAGATGTTCAATCAGCAGTAGAAAGCAAACCACAATGGAAAGCAGGTGAATTCTAATGAATTTTGAAATTACTGAAGGAGTAGTCAATGGTGCTCAAAAAGTTGTTTTCTATGGACCTGAAGGAATTGGAAAAACAAAATTTGCATCAAAATTTCCTGATCCAGTATTTATTGATACTGAAGGTTCTACTAAAAAATACAATGTAAGAAGATTGCCTAAGCCAACAAGCTGGCAAATATTAATTGATGAAGTTAAATCAGTTATTAACAATCGTCCATGTAAAACACTTGTTATTGACACAGCTGACTGGGCCGAAAGATTATGTACAGAAGCTGTCTGCTCAAGACATGGTAAATCAGGAGTAGAAGAATTTGGATATGGTACTGGCTATACATATGTTGCGGAAGAATGGGGAAGATTTCTAAATCTTCTCCAAGATGTAGTAGATGTGGCCAATATCAATGTTGTTCTAACAGCACATGCAATTATTCGTAAATTTGAACAACCTAATGAAATGGGAGCTTATGATCGTTATGAGTTGAAGCTAGGTAAAAAGACAACAGCACAAACTGCTCCAATTACTAAAGAGTGGGCTGATATGGTTTTCTTTGCCAACTACAAAACATTCAGCGTGGCAGTTGATGATAAAGGTAAAAAACATAAAGCTCAAGGTGGGCAACGTGTTATGTACACTACACATCATCCATGTTGGGATGCAAAAAATAGAGATGATCTACCTGAAGAATTGCCACTTGATTATTCAGCAATTGCTCATTTATTCAATAATCAAACAAATGTAAATGTAACACCAGCTGTAACTGTTCCACCCGTTACAAATACAGTTCCTCAACAACAACCAGTAGTTGAAGAAATCAAAGTTGAAAAAGAATTGCAACAAGGTGGTATTCAAGAAGCGGTGCCAACTGAAAATGGAAATGTAGTACAACAAGCAGTTGAAAGTAAATTGCCAACAGCATTGAAAGATTTAATGAATCAAGCTTTAGTTACTGAAGAAGAAATCAGAAAAGCAGTAAGCATGAAAGGCTATTATCCTGAAGATACACCTGTTGAAAATTATGATCCAAACTTTATTAATGGAGTATTGATAGGAGCATGGCCACAAATTTTAGAATTTATTAATACAAATGTAAGAGAATTTTAGGAGGAAATATAAATGGATAACAGAGGAATTGATAACGGACATGAATTAGATTGGGATGGAATCATTGAAAATGATGGTGAGTTTATTATCTTACCACCTGATGATTATGATTTTGTAGTCAAAGGAATGGAAAGAACAAGATTTAATGGTTCAGAAAAAATGCCTGCTTGTAATCAAGTAACTGTCGACATTGCTATTGACTACAATGGGCAAGAAGTAATTATTAAACATAAATTATTCCTTCATTCAAAAGTGGAAGGTTTATTGAGTGCTTTCTTTAGAGGAATCGGCCAAAAGAAAAAAGGTGAACCATTAAGAATGAACTGGCCATCAGTTCCTGGGTCAACTGGAAGATGTAAAATCGGTACAAGAACTTATAACGGAAATGAATACAATGACATCAAAAGATTCTATCCAAAAGATGAAGCACCTCAAAAACCAACTTTTAGTGCAGGACAATTCTAATGGAATTAAGACCATACCAAAAAGAGGCACACGATTCGATATTTGAAGAATGGAAAAAGGGAGTCCAAAAGACTCTCTTGGTTTTGCCTACTGGATGTGGAAAAACGATAGTCTTTGCGGAAGTTGCTAAAGACTGTGTTAAATCAGGGGATAGAGTTCTTATTATGGCACATAGAGGAGAACTGTTAGATCAGGCAAATGATAAGATTGCTAAATCTACAGGTCTTAAATGTGCTGTTGAAAAAGCAAGTGAGACTTGCCTAGGAAGCTGGTTTAGGATTGTTGTCGGTTCCGTTCAAACGTTGCAAAGAGAAAAACGTTTAGAACAGTTTCCTAAAGATTATTTTGACACGATTATTATTGATGAAGCGCACCATTGTTTAAGTAGTGGATATCAAAAAGTTTTAGAATATTTTGATACAGCTAAAGTTTTAGGTGTAACTGCTACACCTGATAGAGGAGATATGAAAAATTTAGGAAGCTACTTTGAAAGTCTAGCTTATCAGTACACATTGCCAAAAGCTATCAAAGAAGGTTATCTAACACCTATAAAGGCACTTACGTTACCGCTAAAGATGGATTTGTCCGGGGTCGGAGTTCAGTCTGGTGACTTCAAGGTAAGTGATATAGGGACTGCGTTAGATCCATACCTTGAACAGATAGCTCAAGAAATGAAAAAGTATTGTAAAGATAGAAAGACGGTTGTTTTTCTTCCTCTAGTTAAAACTTCTCAAAAGTTCAGAGATATTTTAAATGCTAATGGATTTAAGGCTGCAGAAGTCAATGGAGACAGTAAAGATCGTGCGGAAATATTGAAAGATTTTGAAAATGACAAATATAACGTCTTATGTAATTCAATGCTGTTAACTGAAGGATGGGATTGCCCATCGGTTGATTGCATTATCGTTTTGCGACCAACGAAAGTGAGAAGCTTATACTCACAAATGGTCGGTCGTGGTACTCGTCTATGTGAGGGCAAGGACCACCTATTACTACTAGATTTCTTGTGGCATACGGAACGTCATGAACTGTGCCATCCAGCCAACTTAATTTGTGAAAATGAAGAAGTTGCCAAGAAAATGACACAAAATTTAGAAACAATGGCAAGTTCAGCACTTCCTGAAGATGTACTTGAAGCCATAGATATAGAAGAAGCTGAAGAACAAGCTGTAAGTGATGTTGTCGCTCAAAGAGAAGAATCACTTGCTAAACAGCTTGCTGAAATGCGTAAAAGAAAAAGAAAGCTTGTTGATCCATTGCAATTTGAAATGAGCATCATGGATGAAGATTTACAAAGTTACGTTCCTACATTTGGTTGGGAAATGGCACCAGCAAGTGAAAAACAAATTAAAGCATTAGAAAAATATGGAATCTATCCTGATAGTGTGGATAATGCAGGAAAAGCAACATTGCTACTTGATAGATTACATAAAAGACAAGAAGAAGGTTTAGCAACACCTAAACAAATAAGGCTTCTTGAAAATAAAGGATTTAAACAAGTAGGAACATGGTCATTTGAATCAGCTAGAAAATTAATCAATAGAATAGCTGCTTCAGGGTGGAGAGTTCCTAATGGAATAGATCCAGCAACTTATAAAGAAGGAGATTAACAATGGAGTATACAACTGATTTATTAGAAATACTGAATAATATAGATCCTTCTTTGCTTGACTACCAAGAGTGGTGTTGTGTTGGAATGGCACTCAAATATGAAGGATATCCAGCTAGTGACTGGGATTACTGGAGTCAACGTGACTCTAAAAGATATCATAAAAATGAATGCTATAGAAAATGGGAGTCTTTTACTGGTTCAGGTGTAACAGGCGGAACTATTGTTAAGTATGCTAAAAATCAGGGGTGGGTTCCACCAATTAAAGAAAGTGGCCATGAACTTGATTGGAATGATGTTATTGATAAAGATGAACAGGTCATAGTTGATAAGAATTGGATTGAAGGGAAAGAGGTCAAAGAGCCTCTTAACTGGAATCCAGTAGCTGAATTAATTACTTATCTGGAAACACTTTTTGATTCTACTGAAAATGTAGGCTATGTAACCAAAACATGGCTTAAAGATGAGAAACATTTGCCAACACAAGGATGTTGGGATAGAACAGCAGGAAAACTTATACAACAGTTGAATAATTGCAAAGGTGATATCGGTGCAGTTTTAGGCGACTACAACGAAGAAGCAGGGGCATGGATACGATTTAACCCGTTAGATGGAAAAGGCTGTAAGAACCAAAACGTGACTGATTTCAAGTATGCTCTTGTAGAAAGTGATTCAATGGCAATTGAAGAACAAAATGCAGTATTGAGAGAATTAGAACTTCCAATAGCTTGTTTAGTTCATTCAGGTGGTAAAAGCCTACATGCAATTGTAAAAATTGAAGCTGCAGATATGAAAGAATATCGTAAGCGTGTTGATTATCTCTATAACATTTGTAAAAAAAATGGATTAGATGTTGATACCCAAAATAGAAACCCTTCAAGGCTTTCAAGAATGCCGGGGATTACAAGAAAAGGAAGAAAGCAATTTCTTGTTGATACTAATATTGGTAAAAGTTCATGGGATGAATGGTATGAATGGATTGAAAGCATCAATGATGATTTACCTGATCCTGAATCATTGAGCGAATTTTGGGATGATATGCCTCAACTTGCACCACCATTAATAGAAGGAATTCTAAGACAAGGACATAAAATGCTTATTGCTGGACCTAGTAAAGCAGGTAAGTCATTTGCATTGATTGAGATGTGTATCGCGATTGCTGAAGGAACAAAATGGTTTGGATGGCAGTGTGCTCGAGGAAGAATATTGTACGTCAATTTGGAGTTGGATAGACCATCATGTTTGCATAGATTCAAGGATGTTTATAAAGCGCTTGGCATCAAGCCTAATTCTTTGTCTAATATCGATATTTGGAATTTAAGGGGTAAATCTATTCCTATGGATAAACTTGCTCCTAAATTGATTAGAAGAGCTTCTAAAAAGGATTATATAGCAGTAGTCATAGATCCAATTTACAAAGTAATTACTGGAGATGAAAACAGTGCTGACCAAATGGCTAATTTCTGTAACCAATTTGACAAGATTTGTAATGAGTTAGGCACATCAGTAATCTACTGCCATCACCATTCGAAAGGTTCTCAAGGTGGTAAAAGAAGTATGGACCGCGCTAGTGGTTCAGGTGTATTTGCACGTGATCCTGATGCTTTACTAGATTTAATTGAATTGGAACTAAATGAATCACATTACAAACAGTTAAGAAATATGAGTGCATGTAGAGTTTGTGTCGATTACTTAAAAGAACATAGACCTGAACTTTTAAATGAACTATCTCAAGATGATGTCTTATCACAAACTATCATGATTGATTTTTGTAAAAGTAAGCTTGGCCATGACTACTACAAAGAACTTGATAATCTTATCAATGAAGCACGTTCAAAAGCTACATCAATTACTGCATGGAGAATTGAAGGAACATTGAGAGAGTTCTCAAAGTTTCCGCCAGTTAACCTTTATTTTGAATATCCAGTACATGTATTGGATGAAGATGGGGCACTTCAAGATATTGATCCTGATGATATAAAACCTCAATGGGAAAAGGCTAAAGAAAAAAGACAAGAACAAGCAGCTAAAGCTAAAAACAAGAAAGTAAATCAGTTTGAAATAGAATTCTCAAACATTGAAATAGAGGGTAGAGAAGTGCCTGCTAATGAGCTTGCGGAAAAGATGAATTCCAACACTAAAACATTATTAGGTTGGCTTGGAAAAGGAAAAAGAAGTAATGAGGAATTAGTTGCAAACTTTGAACCTTATTATGGAGAAGATGGAAAAAGATATATTAGAAGAAAGGATAATTAAGGGTGCGACCGACCATGATGTGTCGCATAGTCGCATGGGTGGGTGCGACCGACCTATATATATAAATATATATAAATATTTTGTCGCACCCCTTTAATGCGGGGGATGAACGTTGTGCGATAGCTCACGCACAACAACATTCACCCCGCACACTAAAGGGCACCAAACCTAGAGCACCCTAGTAAAAAAATGGAGAAAAATAAAAAAAGAAAAATTGAATTTTTCATGCCTATGATTCCACCTACTACAACTGCTCAACAGCATAAGGTGAATATGGGCACAAAGAAGTTTTATGATCCACCAGAACTTAAAAGTGCAAAAGAAAAACTGAAAGCTCATTTGATACCACATATTCCTGATAAGCCTTTTGATGGTCCTTTGAGATTAATCGTAAGGTGGTGCTTTCCTGTTGCTGGTAAACATCATGATGGGGAGTATAAGTACACTAAGCCTGATACGGATGATTTGAATAAAGCATTGAAGGATATCATGGAAAAGTTAGGTTTCTATGTAAATGATTCAAGAGTGGCCAGTGAGCTGATTGAAAAGTTTTGGGCGGACATACCAGGTATATACATACGATTGGAGGAATTAGAATGATTAAAACAACTAACATTGATGATTACGTTTCATTACAAGCTCTTAAAAATTACTGTTATTCTCATGATGAGTGTAAAGATTGTAAGCTTGATCCCGTTTGTAGATGTATGAGTAAAGCACCAAGGGAGTGGAATTTAGAACATAGTCCAGTAAGTGAGGGTGATTCCAAATGAGGAAAGAAGATGTTGCAAAGCCAGTTGATCGTAAACAATGTCAAAAATGCGAATACTTCAACAATGATAAAAAACGTTGTTCTTTAAGAATGTGTAAAGATCAACCAAGTTTGTTAGATTATATCGGGAATAGGTTCTAAAAAATGAGACAACAAAGTTTATTTGAGGAAACAATGTATCGTGATATGTCTGGGTTGAATCAAGATGATCTACGAAACGAAAATTTCAAAGAAGTAGCAGCTAATTTGAAAAAATTCTATCCTAATTTGAAAATATTATGTGGTAAAGAACCGGGTTTTCAAATCTATTTAATTGCTGTAGTTGAAAAAAATAGCGAAAACTGTATTCAATTTGAAGAAAGTTATTTGGGTGAACAATACGATTATACGGCCTGTTTAAGGTTTCAATTTATAGAAATCAATGGAAAAAAAAGTGAAGCAAGCCCAAATTTTGCCCGTTTTGGAGTAATTAGTGATTATTATGAATTATTTAAGTTTATTGATTGGTTCTTAGAAAAAAGTAAAGTAAGGAGTAAGAAATATGAAAAATTTTGAAGCGTATGAAGAAAAAATCAAAGAATTAAATTATAATTTTGCGATAAAAAACGATGAATGTGTCAGGTGTATTAATATTTGCGAAAGGTGCGAGTTCATAAGTAACCCTTTTGGTAGTTGTCCTCAAAATAAAATAAAATGGCTCTACAAAAAATACATTGAACCAAAACCAAAGGTTAAAATTCCTTTAGCAACTAAATACTTTTTAGAA